ACATTTACAATAGAACGCAGATAATCAAAAACACGGCGCCGCCTTTTCAGGCTGGTGCCGTGTTTTTATCTGCATAGTCTTCCGGATCCAGAATGTCTCTATGCTCTACAGATTGACGTCTGCGGCGATATAGTAGCCGGTCATGCCGTAGGTTTTGCAGAATGCTTTGATCCGCTTGATCAGCGTCTTTGATTCTGTATACTCCAGCAGGAATGTTTCCATCTTGTGGCGCTTGACCCTGCGCATATGCTTCTTGTATTCTTCGTGCTGCTTTTTGGTCTGCGTGCCGAACCTTCCCTTTCCTGAATACGATTTGATCCGGCTGTATACTTCCTCCTGTGTCACGCCATTGATCCATGGGAAGCCTTCGTGTTTCGGATCCGCGTCCATGAGGCGGTCCAGATATTCCTGCCCGCCGTTGATCATGATGTAGCCCCCGCCGCATGCTGCCTTGATATCCTGCAGGACGGTCGTGATCGCCGCATACATTTCCCTGCTGTCATGATATTCCAGCAGGTCGGTGTTATCGATCCACCATCCGACGCAGCCCAGGTCCTTGATCTCTTTCGCGCGCTCGACGCACCACTTGCGGGCTTCTTCTTCGCGCAGGTCTAAATACCATTCATGCTTCCAGTCAGGAAGCCGGCTCAATCTGTACGGCTCCAGGCGTTTGTAGTACGGGCGTTCGTTCGATACTGATCCGATGGACAAATATCCCAGGACGGTGTACCCCGCGGCGCGCAGGGCCTTCACCTGTTCCTTTGTGTAGTCCTCCGGCTCGATCGCCAGAATGGTCCTCCCTTTTACCTTTACCGGCTTCGCCCTGGTCGTCAGCTTTACCTTGTATGCAGCCATTTCCCTTACTCCTTTTTAAGGACTTCCGGTGCGACTTTCCCCAGGTATCCGACGATCGCGGTCAGCATGTCGCCAGGGCTTTCCATGTAGAAGTCGACGATATCCTGGACATCCGACCATCTTTCCGCCAGCTTCTCTCTGCGTGTGTCCCCGCTGCCGTAGATGTCCAGCAGAACCTTGACCGCCAGCTGCTTGTCGGACTGGTCCGGGAACGTCTTCTTCGGTGCCGCTGCCTTCGCGTCTCCTCTTGCGTATGCCTGCCACTGGTCCCTTGTCATGTATGCGATGTTCATGTCAAGGCCGTGCTGTCTCGTGCATCTGTATCCCTTGATGGATCCAGATGGGCTGTACTGATGGATGGCAATATTCCTTCCCCATGCCCCGCAAGGCTTTCCGTCGGTCCACGGATTTCCCTGGTAGCCCGTGATGTCATAATCTGCATACTGCGCCATCCACAGGCCGCAGTGCTTCGCGACCGGCGACCAGTCGCGCCGGCGCGTCACGGATGCCGAAGTGTACAGAAGCGGCCACACGCCTGTCTTGTCGTGGACGCGCTGCATGAACTTCGCGACCCATTCGACTTCCCTGGATGTATTGAACACCCAGTTTTCGCCGCCGTAACGGTTGTGTTCCCAGTCTAGGAACAGCGCGCAGCCTCCGGCCCTGTGTCCGACGATCCGAAGGAAATAGTCCGCCTCTGCATTCGCGTCGCCGCCTGAAGCGTAATGGTAGGCGCCGACCAGCTTCCCGGCTGCTACGGCCTGCGCGTAGTGCTTCGAAAAATACGGGTTTGTGTAGCCGGTGCCCTGCGTAGCCTTCACGATCACGAAGTCCGCTTCGATCTTTGTGCAGTCCATTCCCGCCTGATAGCTGGCGATGTCTACGCCATTCATCACTTCTTTCATTATAAAAACCTCCGTCTTCTGATGTTCAAGCGATCGACGCGCCGCGCGGGATCATCGTCTTCACCTGCCTGAATGCTGCCTTTTCGCAGACATGCACGGTCTTCTGGTATTTCTTGCCCGCCAGCATATAGGTGACGGTCTTTCCGACCATGTTCTTTTCACCCTTCGCCGTGATCACTCCGCCCGCGATCGTCAGCTCTGTGCGTCCGCATACGTCGCCGGGGAGCAGGTTTCCATATTTCTGATATGCTTTCTGTGCGGCTTTTGTCTTCGCGTCCACTCCGATCGTCCCGATCGGCCAGGACTTCCATCCGGTGTGCAGGATCCAGTCGGGGCTGATGGCCTTGATAAAGCTTTCCGTGTCTCCTGTATATAATCCGTGATGGCTGGTCTTGTAGACATCTACATGCCCGACTTTTGCAGGGTCGAATTTAGATTCTTTTTTCCCGCAGTGGTGATCGCCGCATGTCAGCATCCGGATCCCGGCGACTTCGATCAGGGCACACAGGGACCGCATGTTTGTAGAATCCGTGCTGCTCCCTGTCTGCTGGAAGACGACCGTCCCATGAATCTTCCCGGTGTCGAATGTGCTGCCCTGCTTCAGGACGACAACTTCCGTCCCGTACTTCTTGCAGTCGGCCAGCAGGGTCTTGTACCTTTTTTTGTATTCCCCGGCGATGGTGCTTTCTGCAGGGACATAGCATCGTTTTATCCGCTTCGCCTTTACCAGGGCGTTCGCGTTGGAAGACATATGGTCGCTGTGAGGGTGGCTGATGTACAGGTCCACGCGGTCGCAGTCTTTGATCTCTTCCTTGATCCTGTCCATGGCGCCGGTCTTGAACGCGTCCATAATGAGGGCGCTTTTTGCGTCGTCCTTTACGATTACAAGATCCCCCTGCAGGCCGTCAATTTCTTTTGTGCTCCGGTCCTTGTCCCTGAACAGAGAAATGATCCTGCCGGATACTGACGCGTCCTCGGCAGCGGCAGGCTGCTTCAGCGCTTTGTTTACTTCCTTCTGCACCGCCGCAGGATCATAGCCGCAGAACTTCAGGAGCAGTTCCCGGATCGCGTTGGTCCCGAACTTGTCCTGAAGAACCAGCTGTGCGGCCTCCGCGTTCGTCCTTCCTTTCAGCGCGTAGATGTCGTCGATCTTATCCTGGACGGCAGTCGCCCAATTTCCGAGGCGCTTTCTCCTGTATTTTCCTTTTCCTGCATGGTTGGCGATCACATAGACGGCCAGGTCGAATACGGTCTTGTCGATATCATTCCACACCCGGTCGACTTCGTCCTGGATCTTTTCGGAATTCTTCTTTCCGAATACGGTCAGCTGCTTCTTTCTCGTATCGCCTGAACTGTAGACGTTCAGGATGCAGTCTGCTGCCGCGATCGCGATCTGCAGGTTTGTCATGTCGGGCATCGCCTTGTATTTCGGCCTTACGTATCCGATCACGGACCTGCCTTTGTAGCTGCGCCGCCCGCAGCCTCCGTTGTAGTTCCCGGCCACGTCGATGTAATAGCCGACATTCGCTTCTGTATGATTCGGCTTTCCGCTGGATCCAAATACAAGGATGTCGCCCGGAAGGATCCCATTTGTCCCGCCGTGCCAGATGCCCTTCTTCTGCGCGTTCTTTTTCAGCGTCCCGCTAGTCTGCGCATATCCGCCGATCAGGTCGATCCCGCCGGCGCGATGCATGGCCGCCATCAAGGTTTCAGTGCACCATGCGTCTTTCATTGTGGCGTGATGTCCGAAGCCGTTCAGGTCTTTGATCACGTCTTCGTGTGCTGAATCGCTCCCGTCGTACTTTGTAAGTGCTTCTAAAAAATCCCATACTGTACACGCCATCGTGTTTCCTCCGTCTGTCCTGCAGCTTAGTCAGCAATAAATTCCACGTGTTCCGGGCGGCCGCTTACATAGTAGCCGCTTGCCGTCTTGTACATGACGCCTTCCGGCGTTGTGGCCTTCTGTGTCACCCTTCTTTCGTCGAATTTGGTGACGCCGCAGACGGTGTCGGAAGAAAAAGACGGTTCCCTGTGCAGGCGAAGCTTTCCGTCGAACACGCGGCGGATCACGCCGGTCACGCTTTCTTCTTTGATCCCGGCCGGCTCCTGCTCCTGAACTTCCTGTTCCTCTGCAGGTTTTTCGCCGGGCGCCTCCTGCTCCTGAACTTCCTGTTCCTCTGCAGGTTTTTCGCCGGGCGCCTCCTGCTGCTGATCGCCTTCCTGCTCCTGTGCTGTTTCGCCGGCTGCTGCCGTCTCTTCCTCCTGCTGTTCTCCTTCTGAACCCTCGACGGGTTCCGGATAGATCTGAACAGCATCTTCGTCGTACACGTTCATGCCGTTCTTGTCCGCTGCCTTCTTTGCGCCGTCCAGCGTCTTGTACTCCTTCGCACTCTCGAAGTCATGTCCTGTGTAGTACATTCTTGTCCTCCTTCTTCAGTGGTACCTGGCGGTCAGTTCGGCTCGTCGTACTCGCGGGCGCGGTCAGAATCTGACACGCCCTTCGTCGTCGGATCTACGACGACGCCCATGATCACCAGCACGGCGAACAGTGCCTCGATGATAGCGGTCAGCTGTGCATTGATTGTTTCGGTGTCGATCTGGAACCCGAACAGCGCCGCGACTGCCCTGATCAGTGTCAGGACCGCAGGGATGAATGCAAGCCAGAACCATTTATTTTTAATCCTTACCTTCCAGTTGATCATGATTCCTCCTGGTTTTTTAATACGCGGAAGGCTTGCCCGGCCTCCCGCGTCTGCCTCGTTTATACTGTTTTCTTTCCCGACGCATCCGGCCGAATCTGCAGAAGTGATTCCATCCGGTCGACCCGCTTGTGCAAGGACTTCATGCTTTCTTCCGTCCTGATCGTCCGCTCGTTCACGCGCTCCATCTCCTCTTTGTGGGATTTGATGTCCTGCTTTACCTCGATCAGCGAATTCTGGATGATCTCCAGCTTTGTCAGGATTGCACTTTCCTGCTTTCCGACTTCTTCCGCTTCCTTGCGGTCGTCTTTCCCGGATGCTTTATTCCCGTTGTAGATCGAAAACAAAAGTGCCAGCACAGAGATAACAACCGCGGCCCACTGTGGTGTCATTCTTCATGTCCTCCTGAGTTTGTATTCTATTCTGTCCAGCTGCCTGTCCGCGTCTTCCCGCGCCTGGCGCAGGTCTTCCCGGATAGCTTCTTCCATTTTCGTCCGTTCGATCAGTTCCGCCTGTTTCCGGATGATCCGCGCCATCGTGTCTGTGACTTCGCACATCATGTCCACGACTTCCAGCAGTCCGCCGGAGCCGCCATCCCACGGCGGCGTGTCCCTTTCGCTCATGCTTTCCTGATCCTTTCCTGTCACTCTTCCTCTTCGACGATCAGCTCTTCCATGCCGCTTTCGATCAGGATCTCGCGGACCTGGTCTTTAAGAAGGCGCGGAACCTGCGCGAATGTCTTCTTTCCCAGAATGATCTTCTGTGCCCATAACATGGCCATCATCGTGTCGACCTCCTTTCCATAGAATAATTGCATTAACGCCCGCCAGATCATTCATACACCACTTCAGACATTTCCATGATGCACTCTTCCAGCATGGCGATCTGCTCTTTCTGCTCGCTGACGATCTTCGTCAGCTGCGCCCGTGTCATCGCTTCTTCTTCGGGCGCTGGCGGATCCGGATCCGGATGCGTGTCGTCCATTCCGTACTGCCACCACTTCGCGAAGTCCTCTTCGATCTCCTGCGCCGCCGCGGCCTTTCCGTCCGGCATGAAGAACTGTACTTCATCGAACCGGTACATCGTCCGATCCGGCTGATCCTCCTGTTTGTACGGCTGGATATTGTCCGCAAGACGGACGAATATCTTCCCGCCCGGCAGATGTTCCAGTGTCACCTTCTGCGGCTTCTCTGCCGCGTCGCTCTTGTAATACATGCAGCCACTCCTTTCTTTTCTGCTGGTCCAGCCGCTGATAAAATGCATTTATTTCCTTGGCGGTCCGCATCAGGTCATCTATGTGATACTTTTCAATCAGGCCGTCTGAATCCGTTTGAATGACATAGCTGTTATATGAGATAATCT